TCCTTATATTTACTTATTAATTAGTACTTTAAATAGCTCTTCTTTAAAGCTATCAAAATCTTTAATCAATTTAGATCTTAACTTAGGATTATAACTATTTTCCCAATCTATACGATTCAACATCATAAAGTAATGAGCTTCAATTAAATTAAGCATATCCATCAAGTCATCGGTATCATATTTTTCATTGGTGCTATTCATATTCTTATTGATTCTATTCATATTACGAATTGCTCCAGCTGTACAAGCTAAAGTTGCACCAGCAATTACAGGTATAGACATGTTTAAGATACCTTCTTTCCATATTGATTATCTGAAATCAAATATACGCCCAATACTTCATCAAAATGTTTTTCTTGATCTGGTTTGAATCTACCAAATTTGAATATATTATCATATTTCTTAAATTTGTCAAGAATATGATTATTAATGAGTTCTTCTTCAGTATAACCTGTATATATAACAAAATCATCTTTACAATCTTTAGATCTAAAATATGAAATAAGATCAAGAACTTCTTCTATTTGTAATATAGGTTCTAATCCACCTATAACTATAGCTGAAGTAATTGGGTTATTGATGTATCTGTTATAAAGTTGTTCTGAAGTAAGCTCATGCTGTTTTGAATTGTAGAGAGAATGGTTCTGACAGATTGACCTGTCAAAACCACCCTCATCACAACACTTAAAATCACAATAACATGTGCCTATAAAAAGTGATGGCTTCTTATAGTTCACAAAATCTTCATCTTTAAGATTTGAGATCTTCACTCAAACACCTCTCTATTTTAAACTAATTGTGTACCAGTAACAACTATATTTTTCATTTGAACATTAGCATATGCAATAGAATCTCTAGAACCTCTATCTATTTCGAATCTATAATATGTGTAATAATCGCTGTAAGATGTTACATTAATTGCCCAAGTAGATACAGAAGAAGACCCTTGAGTAAAATATTCTATATTAGTATAGTTAACACCATCATTACTACCCTGTAAATAAAATGATCTCATCCCATATGCAGATGACCTCATCGTTATATTTATAGCCTGTATATTTATAGGATAAGGATTATATATAATCAAAAATCCATGTGCGTCAGGATACGCTGGTATAACACAAAACGTAGATGAAGAAGCATCAAAAGCATTATAAGCAGGATATCTAGAAACATTATTATCAGTAGTTTCATCCCACACCGTTCCTGCTGTCGATCCATCAGAGGGACTCCGATAGGCCCAACTATACACTGCAAAGCTATCTCCACCCAAAGTTCCATTAGAAGTTAAATTAGATGGAGAAGTAAAGGCTATTACTTGTTTCTCTCCACCCCCCCCCCATGTATTAGAAGAGGTTTACTAAACATAGACAACAACTCCTTTTGTAAATAATGTTCAATTAGAAGATTTCACCTTTCTGGTCAATTTCATACCAGTCTCTTAAAGCAAATTCTGCTTTTCTTTCTTTTGAATATGACTTCTCTGGTGTAAGGAATCCTACAATTCTCTGCCATGTGGTTTCGACTGGATTACCACAGACTGGGCATGTTTTACCATAGAAGGCATGGTTGTTTTTGCAAGTACTAATACGAACACAGAAAGCAAAGTAGTTTACTCCCTGATCTGCAATATAATTAAGAAGATTCCAGGCAGTATCAAAGTTAGTTAATGGTGCATCCAAATTAATATGAGCTATTGAACCTCCACTGCATGCTTTATCTAACTCTGCACTAAGTCTTATTTTTTCTTGAAGAGTTGTTTTAACTCCCAAGGGAATCCATTGATTGGAATAAAGTGGTAATTCATAAGCTTCGTCTGGGAAGAATATCTGGTCTTTCTGCATAAGAACTGCCGCTGCTCTTTCCCCAGGAATTTCTTCAATATTAATCATATAATCCTTATCTTTACCAAACTCTTCTTTAACGTCTGTAATCTCTTTAAGAATGTCTTTTGCAAACTGAAGCCCTTCATCGGAATAGAATGTATTACCAAATTCGTCCTTATAAGTAAGACCATACTTCTGTAATGCTTCATATACACCGATAATACCAATAGTATTATACTGGTTTTTAAGATGAATTGCACCGCAATCATAGTTTGGTAATAATCCCTTTTCGATGTTTCTTTTAATAATATGTCTAATTACATCAAGTGTCTGACAGCAAAGAATTACTTTTTCTTTAAGAAGTTTAAAGTAATCTTCTTTAGTAGGAGACTCATAAGCAATTCTAGCAAGATTAATTGTATTAACTTTAACTGATCCTACTTCTAATGCCGTTCCTCCGATTGAATTAAAATTAAGCCTATGAATGCTTTCGCACTCCGCTTGGACTATTTCTTATACTCTAAAATATATAGAGCATATCTACATTTCCACCTGCGTATCAATAGTAGGTGTACTCCTATTGGCTAGGATAGTCTCTACAGACTGAGAATTCGCTATTCCTCTACGTGTTCTAATAGGATATTTTCGGTCAATATCTTTATGATGTCGTCCACTATTAATTAAATCAATTGAAGATCTATTTACGCCGAAGTATTGCGCAATTTCAGATAATGTACATGTTCCATACTCAAGAAGATATTTAATATCTTCAATTTCTTCTGGTTTTAAATGATATTTACTAACCTTAATTATAGGATATTCTATACCCTCTCTTCTATGAGTAATACCACGATTTATACTGGTAACTAAGTTTTGAGGAACATTATACTTTATTTCAATTTCTTTTTGGGTATAATTATGGCTTATAAGATCATCAATAATCTTATCTATTAAATCTTGTTCATACACGCTATTATGATGGTCTTTGCCACACCTAATTGGAGGTTCTTCCCCTCCAGGAAGAAGATTATATCCATTTGGAACAAGTGTATTATATTTTTCTATATAATATTGTTCCATATAATTATAATCTTCATACCACCCTATAATTTCAAAAGTGAAATTATCTAACCCAACAATTCTCATTGCGTCATGTATCGGTGATCTTCCTTCATCTTCTCGTAAAGTTGCACGAGATCTATGTGAATTCCATCTTTGTTGTGGGTGCATCGATTGACCTATATACATTTTACCATTTAACTTATTAGTAATTTTATAAATAGCTTTATAGTGTTTTTTCATAGCGAAGTCTCCTTCCACGAGATTGGCATGGCTTAAAATTAAGCTTTAGCTTTCCTCGTTAGCACGCTTTTACTGCGTACCCCCACCGATTCGTGGGAAAATAGATAATAGGGCATTTTAGTTTACCCGATTTTTTCTACATTTGAAACTAATCTCAAACAGTTTCTTGTTTAGACTATATCTTCATCCTAAATACTTAGGACTGTGAACTTCAGATTTTAACTTAATTAAGTCAGTCTTACTCTCCATCTAGGAGATAGTCGTTGAACCTTACTAGTTAATACTAGTGATGGCTGCTGATTAGTTTATTAAACTTTCCAGCAATTCACATTTAAATTACAATACAGATTACTCTGTAAGGTTGCAAATTTTAAGTTTACAACAGTTACTTAAACTGGTTACATCCTCTGAAATATAGAAATTACTATCATTCCATTTCATATTATGCTTACAACACCATCTAGCAAAATCTTCATCCACAAACTTACCATCAACTCGAAGAAGTGCGTAAGTAAGAACTGGGAATGTCATCATATTACTTTCTCTAATCTTGCTGGCAACCCTAAGAAAGGCTTTCTGATATTCTATAAACTCGTCCTCAAAATCGATCATATAACTTCCATCTGGATACGTTTTGTCTCCGAAAAGTGCTTCGAAATATTCATGATCAAAGATTTGAAAATTTGAAAAGCTGGCTTGATTGACGCGGACATAGGGTTGATTAATTTTGTACACAATTCTCTGAAATTCCTGATCTCTATAATATTCTGGACTCTTTACATAATATCCTGACGCACAATCTTTTTTCCAAAAGTAAAATGAATAGATAAGAAAATTTGCCAAACCTACAGCTCCCGAACTGAGGTTTGCTAAAAAGCTAACTAGCTCGATTGTAAAGTCAGTAAATGTAGTAAGATGCTGCGGAGCTTGGGCATTAAAATTATCTTTAATAAAGAACAGCCCTCTTTCAGCTACATCTTTTAAATCATAACTATAACAGTACGGATAAAAACTAGTGCTATATGCATCATGATTATAATAGAATCCAATCCATTCATCTTTAAGCCATTGCTTAGCTACTTCAACGCCATACTTCTTCTTTAACTCATAGAAAATTTTATTAAATGATTCAAGCTTAAGCATTGGCTTTCTCATTTCCGTAATAAGCGACCTAACATCTTTAGTACTTGCATTAGCATTACCATCTATAGATGCATCTGCAACGGAGGTATTCTTATCAACAAAGTTATCTATAAATTCTGTATTGTTTAATTGACTATTACTCAGACCATTGAGTATAGTTAATTTATTACCGTATTCTTTCTTCAAACCTTTAAGGCATTCAACAAAGTCTTCATCTAACTTAATACTAATATCTAAGTATCCAGCCATACTACTGATTTTCCTCCCAATTATTCACATACTTGACTGCTTTACCATAGGTCAGTATAGTTCCATCATCCAATTCAAGAACAGGTACTGATCTGAATCCTTTAGATTTCATCAGCTCTTTATCTTCACACACTTCATACTTAATTTCTTTTTCATTGAGTTTTGACTCAAGGATTTTACATTTTGAACATCCAGTCGTATATAACAGCATATTATATCATTACCTCCATTTATATTTGAGTAAAGAAAAACTCCTCACTCTGGAGATATTATACCAGAAGAGG